CTGATCGAACAAAAAGAAGTTCGTCATCGGTGTGCGTTATAACCAAACCAACTTGCATACGCAGTTCGTTATCTTTCGGTGTCATTTTTCACCTCTTGCTCTGATTGCCTCGGCACAACGCTCAAGTGCAATAATTTGATTAAATTCAAACCTAACAACATCTTCAGCCATTGCATCGCACAACTTGGCACAAGCCTCACGCTCTAGCAAAATAGCCATATCAATTGCAGATTCTGCTGCGTTAATCGTCGCTTCTTGACAATCCGAAAACCCTTTGTTGTACCACTCCATAAGAAGTTTACTAAGCTCCTCTGTTTCTTTTTCCATGTGATCTTTCATGTTAATCCCCGTGCTTTAATAAAAATTTATTTGAAATAGCCTTGAATGTAAAACCACCATCCAATGCCTTGAATACCAAACCTTCACGCTCGGTCTTGACATTCAACATAGACTTGCACTCGGCTAATTCAAGCAATTCATCAATAGTATGATTTACTGAACCACAACGATGAATAATAGGACAATGTTGTAGACCCAGTATTTGAGTTTTAGTTTGACAATCGTTTGGCTTCAAGTATGCGCCCTCGACAATATCATACATATCAAATACCATGAATTTATGACCTTTGATCTCATAGATATTCTTTTGAATTCCTTCGCCAATCAGTTCACCCTGAACGGCAAAGTTATCACCCATAGCTCGCATTTTAGTTTCAAGATCCAACTCACGAGCAACACGCCAGAAAGTATTATCTTCACTTTCTTTCAGATCAAGATTACGACTACATACACCAAAGACACCATCAATCAGATATACAGTCATTGAAGAACCGTCTAATTTTTCAGTGACCTCAAACATTGTATTACCAGCTTGAGAAATCTCACGCTTCAAATTCTGACAACGTTCTTGATCAGTCTTTGGAATCTGGCTCGGGAAATTACCACGAGCGACACCAGCAAGTTGTGCTGATACAGGTGGATCCCATTTCACGATGCCAAGATTCTCACTTACATCTTCGTTCTCAAACTGTTCCCAGTCACCAAGATAATCACCTGAAGAAGTATTAACAGCAAGAACACTCAAGGGCAGTAACAATCCTTGAGAGATTTGCCCACGTAGCTTAATTGTGCGCAGACGTTCGCCCTCAACACCCTTATACGTCTTTGGATAGTGCCCGTCACGAGTCAGAAATGGAGCAATAGTAGTGGGAATGAAACTATCAATTTCACAGTATACTACTAAATCGCCAACTACATATAATCCTTTTTGACATACGACTTTCCAGCCACCAACGGTAGCCACTTCAATTTTATCAGCACCCTCAATAGGGTTTAGTTCGTCAATACGACGAATAGTTGCCATCTTTCTCATAATATTTCCTTAATTTTAAATAACCATCATAGTAACTATGATAGCTACAATATATTTCAATTGAATGCTCCTGCCAATTGATACTTACGTTCGGCTTTAAGGTCTTCAAGCGCCTCTTTCAAGGTTTTACCAGTAGTGCCCACATACTGTACGCCGTCTTTCCAATGTGCGTATTTGCAAATGCCCTCTGCTACTCCGCTGTAGTATGTTTGAATTTCTTCACGTTCTGTCATTTTGATTCCGTTTTCGTTGTGTCAGTTAACTTTATTGATTTACCATCTTATCACAATATCGTATGATGTTTCAATACGAGGTTCAGTTTCCATACTTGAAAGACCTTTAGACGCATCATATTCGTATGATTCAATTTTTACTCTATACCCATGCGTCTCAAGTCTTAGAGCAATCAAGCGTTGAATAGGAGTAAAATTAGGCGAATAGTATGGACTTTTCTTGACTTTATATAAGTCTGAGTCGTATTCTTTCAGTGTCAATTCACGTTTGCCGAGATTAGCTTCAACCTCGATTAATTTACCAATTTTCTCTAATCGTTCTTTAATTAATGTCTCGCTGTTTTCGACCAATTCGACAGCTTGTTTTGCGCTAATCATTCTTTAACTCCGAAATTTTTACGGATAGTACGAGAAAACATATTCTCACCACCATCGATGTTAGCACACAATTCAGCACATTGTTTGATCAACAATTTAGCAAAATGTTCACAGAAATCTCTTTCGTCCAAATTTCCGGCAGCAATACATGCCTCGCCGTATATTTTCTCGATTTGTTCGTTCATTGTATACCCTTAAAATGTGTTCAATGCTGGGCGTTGACCGTTGATCAACTCACGCTCACGAGTATGTGCGGCAGAACGACCACGTACTGTTTCGAGCAAGCCGTAAGTGAATGACTCAGAGCCATATTCACGAATTGAGCGTGACAGTGCCCAGCCCTTGTCTTCAGCCAGCGCACGTTGCACGTGCTTTTGAATGCGGCGCTTGAGAGTCTTTTGAATCCCACCCACGTTCTTGACAGTGATACCCACGTACTGTTCACCCGTCACCGTGTTTTGAATCACGTAGATCAAGTGGGTACAGTCGTTGCGGCGTTTGCGTTTTGTCATCATGTAACTATTATAGACGATTTTTGATTTATTGTCAATAGATTTGTTGTATTTTTACAACAGTCTGATAATCAGACCATATCCGTAAATTACTAGCATTGCCGCATTTACAACGATAATAGAACGCTCACCTATTCTTAGTGCCCAAATAATCCATAGAATACTAGCTAAATTTAGCAAGTAGATATTGAGCGGGTCCAGCCCATATGTAATAGCTAACGCTCCCAGAATCGTGAGAAGCGTTGCTGACCATTTAAGTATTGAATTTATCATAACTACATTATAGTTGATTATCGATTTATTGTCAACTTACGACTGTTGTATAAAAACAACACTTTTATTCAAATTCTACTAGTGTAAATGTACCGCCAAACTCAGTAATTTTTTCTGAAAATTCAGCCAGCATACCCATAATACGAGTTTTGTTTCCATTAGCCAATCCCATTCCAATTAATGGAAAACCAAAACGAGCGGCTGGAAATTCTCGTGCTAATTTCTGTAGAATCAATTTAAAAGCATCGTATTCAAATACATCATTTCCGTTACTTAATGCGTATTGAGTGTAGGCATTAATCAAAATAAACGTATCGTCAATTTCAACTTGTGTGTAATTACCTAACTTGTTGTAGTCGCCCTTGATAGTTTTATTATCTTCTAATACGGCTTCAGGAAAACGTTCAGCGATTTCACGAGCGATACCACCACCCATTGCACAAAAGCAATTACAGCCCTGTACAATAACATCAAACTTTCCGTTTACGGCCAATGTTAATAAATTACCTTTTACAATATTCATTTTTTAACCTTAGGTTTTGATTGATTATATAATTCTGTGTAGACACTCACTACTGAAGTTAACACAACTTTATTAAATATATAAGCAAATACTATTACTAATCCAATGAGTGCTAAAGACCCAATAATAGATAATATCATCATTACAATATCGATAAATGTCATTTTAGTCACTACCTCCTGAACTACTGTCTGAACTTGAACTACATGAACTACTTGAATCACTGGATGAACTTCCAACTATATATCCAGAAAGAAACGAACTTATGCCTGAATCTGAGTTACGAGAATATGATTCACCAAAAAATACACCTCTGTATGATCGATCACTGTGTGGTCTAGTTGCTTTAAATATCACTCGTGCTATGTATATAATAAGTGTAATCGTCGCTATGCCCAGTGCTGTTAGAACCACTACCAGAAAAACTGGAATAGTGGTGAACAACAACTGGGCAGAGATAGCGATGATATACATCACTAGTGGCAAAATAAACCAGATCATTTCTCAGCAACTAGACGATTACGAATCGCCTCGAAAGTATCGTTGACAAGAATCTTACCGTCAAGAAACACAGTTTTCAACTCACCTGTACGTTCTGCCGATTTCGACACTCCATCAACTAATACATAGTCACCTGAGAGTGGGCTACGATGTACACACAGTAAACCACGAGCAGATTTCTTAGTACCAGAATCAGTCTTAGGATCCTTAAAGATAGCAACACCTTCGCCGTTAGTAACACGATGAGTAGCTTTCATAGCAAACCCAAGCGAGTCACGAGTAGCAAACTGGTATGTGTACGAACCGATACCAAATACAATGTTGTCACTTGCGAATCCTTTAGCGGCTAACATAAACAAGATATCTTTACAACGCTCAATGGTAATCGAATCTCCGTAGATAAGACCAACACGTTGATTCAGAGTTTTGTACCCTTTATCGTTTACTGTACCACCAAAGATTTCCCACAAACATTCAACAGCACCCTTATGTTCAGGTGAACCCGCTGATGCCTCTGGATCGCCAGTGATAATCTTGACTGGATCACCCGAATCAGGACGAAACACAACTTTAGCCAAGCCAAGTGAGTCAGGAGTACGATTCAAAATATCATCTTTCAGAATCGCGGCGTATGTTGTGATCACTTGGAAAAAGTCGTATGTATCTGAATCCAGTGAGACAACACCACTTGGGTATTTGCTCAAGATGTAGCGATATGTATCCAACTCAGCATCACGACTAGAAGAACTCATTACGCTATGCTCACTAGCAGGCACCGAGCCACCAACAAAAGTTGATTTGCCATGATAGTAGTCGTTGACATACTTGACTGCTGATAGTACGTCAGTTCCAAGAAAACTCAACAAATGACCAGCACCCGATTTTGCACCATCAGCAATACCAGACATGCCACGCATTGAGAAGTCATGACCTTGCCATACGACAAACTCTTTACTTCCGCCTGTAGCGTCAGCGTATGAGTCGATAATTTTACGATATACTCGTGCCATTGTGGCAGAAGTCGATGATTTCCACAACTCAGCAGAAAGCCATGTTTCAAGAAAGTTAGGCAACCAAAATGCTGATGCTACAGTGTTAGTAACTGTCAATACTGGCACACCAATCGGCACTCGTGATCCTTCTGGCAGAGCTTTGATTTCAAGCGGCAAGTATCCAATACGATGTAATTCACGAATACGTTCGATATTGAAACCGTTGGGCCCGACAAATGGTGCTACGAATTCAAGAAACTCGTCACAAATTTCATCTTCGGGTAAATCGAAAAATGTCTCTTTCCAAACTGAATTGAGTTCGTGAAGAAAGCCCTGTAATCCGAACCACACAATTTTGTTATCTGCTTTCCAGTGATCAGGCATGTTCAAATGCTTGAGCGAACGTGGAGTAAAGTTTGAGTAAACTTTAGTAGTGCCTTCAGGGTACATTTCCCCGTGACCCAGTTTGTACGAGTCCATTGAAGTGAGTGCTGTAATTTTCATTTTCTTTTCCTTTTCCTTTTCTTTAGTCTATGTAAATATTATATCAAAGTTCCAATTTACTGTCAAGCTTTTTATCGTGTTGAGCCGTTAAATGCGACCAGATCAACCCCACCGATATTGTTTACTGTGTGGATTTCATCAAAGTACTCAGTAAACACATCCAGACCTTTCGAGAAAATACCGTGAGTTACACACAGTACTAATCTACCTCGAAACCCGCTATCACGAATGACTTTACCAAGTTCTACGAATGTACGTCCACCGTCACAAATATCGTCAACGATAACTACTTGTTCAAACTCACTAAGTTGTGAGCCATCAATTTCAGTCTTGACAATGTGCCCTGTGGCAACGTCACGAATCTTTTTAGCCTCTACTACTGGCAATCCTGTAGCAGCGGCTACTTTGTAAATTTTCTTGAGTGCGCCGGCATCAGGCGACACAATAACGGTTTTTCCGTTGAGTTCCAACTCTGCCAAGTGTGCCAAATCTTTGATGCGATTAGCCCACACTGTGTCTTGCGAAACATTTCCAAATACACCTGCTGGGAAAAGTGCGGCAGCTACATCACTATGAATATCAAGCGTAGTAACACTTTTGAAATTGCACAGTTTAATCATATCGGCAGCCACTTGAAGTCCAAATGACTCGCCCTCAGTCATCACACGATCTTGCCGACTAAATGGGAAATATGGAACATCCAGAGATATTTTAATTTCATGCCCGTACGCATTGCGTAGAGCGTTTACTGCCAGCATCATATCCACTAAATCGTCTGAACCCCTGAAGTCCATACGCATTTCAAATACAGGCCATTCGCCGGCGGGCGTGGCATCAAAAACTCGTTGCACAGCAATTTGTTTTTCATTCAGTGTTAATTTGACTGAACGTTCCCCACCGGGAAATGTCCAGAATTTATCTTCAAAGCCGCGTACTGTGATCATAATTTTTTCCTTTTAAGCTGAGTAGTCTACTGAAGTTTTGCCAGTCATCAAATCGAATGACACGATCAAATGAGCGTACTGAATAGCACAAGTAACATGAGTGTCGTAATACATACCGCAGTAAAGAAAGTTTACTTTATTATCGGTAGAAACGTTCATGCCCTCGAAATGAGTGTTGAGATACGGCTCGTCAGCGACAGGATAGCCAGCGTCTGACATCATGTCAGTCATTTGATCGGCACCAATATTCTGCAACTGTTCTAATTTTTCTGCTGTAATCATCTTTTCTTCCGTTTTTTCAGTTTATGATACATTATAGACTGTTTTTGATTTATCGTCAAGCGATAGTGTTGCTTTTATGCAACAACGCTTGGAACGAATTTCATTTCACTTTCCAGATGATACTGAACGCCATCGAATACAAAACCCACAGAATACGCCGTACCCTCGGGAAGTACTAAAATGGTTTTAACAATGTTCAGATCGTGTTGAGTAGTGGGATAAACATCGAACGTATCGAGTTTAGGATTAAATTTTGGGCAAACACGACGAAAAAACTCACGCTTTGTGATTTTAAAAGGTTCAGTAGTAATATTCATTTTCTTCCGTTTTTTCAGTTTATGATACATTATAGACTGTTTTTGATTTAATGTCAAGCATTTTCTGAGCAATAAAAAACCCCCAAAGTCTCGAAAGACTAAGGGGGCAAAAGTGTTGTTTTTTTACAACATTACGTTCCAGTCATATGACGCTGATATTCCATAACAGATTTCCAACGATCAGCAGCATAACTAGCAGCAAAAGCCTCTGGTTTAACGAAAGGAACCACTCCACACATTCCCTTAATATAACCAACTGCTTCATTAACCACAATTGAACTATTGTGGATTTCGTTTGGATTTATGTCCAAATGTACTTCAATATCATGTGCTACCACTTCACTTAATTTAAGATACAAATCAGCCACACGATAGACTTCTGACATAAGACGATGACGAGGCTTGTTAACATTTTGTTCATAGTCTCGCTCACGATCAACTGCTCCGAAAATCTTACAACCGTTGTTACCGTTAATGTGAACTACCACAGCAGTAATATAATCGGCATACCATACTTGATTTATTTGAAATCGTTCTGAGTCACAGCCAATATATACTTTGGTATTGGTGTCACAGGTTTCCAAAAATTCTACTACATCGTTTATGTTGATTTGTTTCTTATACATGATTGTTACCTTCGTTTAGTTTTGTTGTAATCCTTATTACGTTTATTGGTTTTTGATACCGCTTTCATGAGATAATCTCGGCCAATCACCCCAGCTTCGATTTCTCTATCTACTATCTGCGCCGGTGTTTCGTGTTTTTTATACTGATTTAATTCATAATGTCCGATCTCAATGGCAGCAGCACGAACTTCTTTAATTTCTCTAACTCGCGCAGACGTTGCTAATACTCGTTCATATATGTTATTTAATTCTCGTTTCATAACTTTCCTTTTAACTAAATTTGGTACGAGAGACGGGACTTGAACCCGTAATCCTTGCGGCGATGGGTTTTAAGCCCATAGTGTATACCAATTCCACCACTCTCGCAAAACTTGGTAGGTCGTGACAGAATTGAACTGCCGTCATCGCCATGTAAAAGCGAGGTTTTACCATTAAACTAACGACCCTTTTTATTTCTGTTTACTTTAAAACAAACAGCTTCGTGTATCTCTGGGAAATATCTTTTCATCCATATAGCAGATTTTTGAAAAGAAATTCCTAAAATTTTTGGCGCGGAGGACAGGACTCGAACCTGCATACTCCAATTACTCGATTAACGTCCGGGTAGAAGCCGGATGAGATACCCCCGCATGTACAACAAAAAATCTGGTACTCCCCCCGTGAATCGAACACGGTACCAAGAAATTATGAGTTTCCTGCTCTGACCGATGAGCTAGAGGAGCATTTCTTACTATAAAACTATTATACGCTACGATTGATTTATTGTCAATGAGTAATGTATCCAATAAATACAAGATGAAAATTACGTGCGGACCAGTAGATGATCAACGAACTGTAACATTGTTACTTCCATCTTCTAGAAAATTAAAAATTGCCGTTTTTATAAGCGGTGGAATTGACAGTGCTATACTTTATTATATGTTGTTGAAAGTCAATGAAGAATTAGAAAATATACACGAAATCGTTCCGTTCACCGTACTAAGAAAAGAAGGATCCAGACACTTTGCCAAACCAGTTGTAGCTCATGTAAATTCACACTATAAACTTCCATACGTGGATCCAATTATAGTTGGTGACAACACATTGCCAGAAACAGAACAAGTCAAATCTGGTCTTCAAGATGTTTGGAAATTAAAATTTGACAGAGCATACACTGGTTTGATACAACAATTACCCGAACACATGATAGGATGGAGTTCTATTCCATATCAACAAACTCAACGATTTAAAGCTCCGTTTTGTCACTTGAATAAAAGTCATGTAGTTGATCTGATTATAAAACTTGATCAATCAGCATTATTTTATATCACTCATAGCTGTGATATACATGAGATTAGTAGATGTA